TGGTGGTTCTCGTCATGCTATTCTTGAAGCAGAACAGTCTCGTAACTTACAACAAAGGTTAGGAGATATACAAGCACGTGGTAGTGCTGCAGCTTTTGAAGATGCACAAGCACGACTACAACAACAGCGTGATCGTGAAAGACAGGCTGGTGCACAGTTTACAGGATTAGGTGCACAAGTTCCTGCTCAACGTATAAGAGAATTAACTGGTCTTGAAGCTGTTGGTGCACAACGTCAAGCACAATCACAACGCGGTTTAGATATAGCACAAGATGAATATGAGATTGCAAGAACATTTCCTGAAAGAAGTTTACAAGATTATAATGCTATTGTAAGAGGATATTCGGCACCTATTCCTGCCTCTACATTAACACGGACACAAAGTAGTACACCTGCCCCTTCGTTCTTGCAACAAGCGGCAGGAATAGGAGGATTAGCTTTAGGTGCAGGTAAAGCATTTGGTGGTCTTAACCAAGGTGGTTTGATTGCTTTAGCTGAAGGAGGAAAACCTGAAAAACCTTCTTTATTAGAAAAACAAGAAGAAGAGATTACAGAAAAAGCTAACAGAGAATCTTTATCTCAGGGTCAAGAATTTATTAATGAAGACTCTCCTAGATTTGAAGAAGAATTTTCACAAGTTCAAAATTTAGGTAGGCAGATAGGTAGAAGTATATTAGCTACTCCAGCAGAGTATGCTACTAAGCCGGGGCAGTCTACTCCCGGTGGAGCAGGAGGACAAGAGTTTAATGTGGGTGGTAACTTTGGCTTTAAGAAGGGAGGTTTAGTTACTTTAGCACAAGGAGAGATGGTAAGCGAAGCAGAAGAAGTGGAGGTAAAAGAAGAAGCGTTTTCTCCTGCTATAATGGATATGTTAGTTAAGCCAGCTAAAAGTTTGTATAAAAAAGCTGGACAGTATGTTGATAAAGCAGATGCACAATTTGATGTAATAGGTGAAAATTTTGGAGGTACTAGAAAAGGATTAGAAGAGGCTAGAAAAAATTTAGAAGAGAAAAATAATATTCTAGGACAAGGGACTATCACACCTGATCAAAAACAAAAACAAACAATCACTAAAGGAAAAGGTGGTCAGGAGGAACTTCTTAAAAACATTATGACAACAATAAATAGCAATAATAATTTAAGTAGTATATCAGATGTGATAGCATCACAAAAAGATGTGAATAAAGAACAAGCTAAACTTAGTGCAGAGAAAAGAAGAATCTTAGCAGCACAGAATAAAGATATGGAATTTGGCGCATTAGATGTTGCTGCAGGACTATTGAAGTTTGCTGCCGCTGATCCAGAAAAACATACTACTCAACAACTAGCAATTGCGTTTGGAGATATGCCAGAGAAGATGCAGAATGATGCTAAAGAAAAGAGGGCAAATGAATTAGCTGTTGCTGGTTTAGATGTAGAGGATGCCAGATTAAAAGCTGATGGCGAGATGAAGATACTTACTCTTAATATTGCACTGAAAAAAGCAGCGGCTGCAGGAACATTAGAACCAAGGGATGTAGAATCTATTATAACATCTGTTCAACAAAATCCGCCAGCAGCAAGAGCAATAGCTAACAGTGGTCGAGTAGATAGTGCAACTAAGAATGCTATACTTTCTGCTCTAAAAACTGTAAATAAAACAGAGGCAAATTCTAGAATCCCCTCTAAGGAAAATGTACGTCAGAATACTTCTATGAGGTTACAACCAAAATAATGTCTGAAGAACAACAAGCACAACCTGCCGCTACATCTTATGATGGTCTACAAGAAGATCAGAATGTTATAGATGCAATGTACTATTCGCTAGAGAATTTAGGTGAACCAGTAGCATATGGTAATAACAAAGATATCCTTGATGCTTTTCTTACACAGAATAGATACTTTGAATCTAATCTTTTAGATACTGTTCAAGTAGGAAATAAAGTACAGGATATGGATGACACTGATAGGCATTTGCTTGGTGTATCTATGGATGCTGTTAACAGAATGCCTAGCTTTGGAGAAGACTCTGCACCTAAGTTGGCTGCTATAGTTGATTATGGCATAGGAGGAATTACTGATCCTACTAATCTTGCTTCAGCTATTGCAGGTGCGTTTACTGCGGGTGGCGGTACAGTAGCAATACAAGCTACAAAAGAAGCAGCTAAACAAGGAGTAAAAAAGTATATTCAGGCAAAGATGAAAACACTTATTTCACCTGCAGTCTTGAAAAGTTTAGCTGCAGAAGGTGCGGTTGCTGGTACAGGTGGTGCATATCAAAACTATGATAAACAAAATACTCAAATAGATTTAAACCTAAGAGAAGAAATTAACCCTACTGAAATAGCAATACAAGGTATAGCTGAAGGTACACTTAGTCCTTTATTAGGAGTAGGTGTAGCTACAGTTGGAGGTATTGGTACAACAGCTATTAAAACTTCTTCTCCTTATAAGTATGTTAATGAAATACCTAGTGTAGAACGAGCAAGCGCATGGTTAGAAAGAAACTTATCTCCTACTGCAGGAGTATCAGAAACTCAAAGAAGGTTAATAGAACGTAGATCAGGAGAAGCATCTAGTGTTAAACAGCAAGGAGAAGAACTTACTGAAGAATTAGATGAGATTATTAAAAGAGATTTTGTTACTGATTCATCTGGTTCATTGTCTGCAGCAGATAAGCGGTTTGTTGAGGGACAAGAGAGCATTATTAATAAAGCTTTACAGGGGGATGAGGAGGCATTAGGACAACTAGCAGATAGAAGTGTTGATGCACGAACTGTAATAGATAATTTCTTTACTGTAAGAGATAGGGCATTTGAATATGGAAAATCTTCTAAGCTAAATCCTCAAACTATAGGTACATTTAATAAAGACGCAAACTATGTAAGGAGTGTTCCTGAAGCATATGCAACAACTAAACGTGCAAAAAACTTTGATCAGTTTTTAAAAGATGAACCTAATATTTTAGAAGAATTAAAAGTAAATATGAGAGATGATCCTTCTAATAAAAGATGGAGTAGCTTTACTAAAAAATATATAGATGAGAAGGGTATAAGAGTAGGAAGTGCTTCTTTAGAAGACAAGGCAGTTCGTCAATTTGCAGAACAATTATATAAACCTACAAGACAATTTAGAAAAGAAACAGGCGCATTTGAAAAGAAGTTAGATACACAAGAACTTCCTAGAACAGTAAAGAAAATACTAGGTTACAATACTCGCCCTGCTTTACGTGTAGCAGAGACAATAAATGCTATCATGGATACTGCCGTTAGGTCTAACACTGCTGCAGATATAGCTGGAGACGCTATACGTAGGGGTGTGGGGGTACGTGCTACTGATCCTGCTACTGCTGCACAACAGCTAGGTGTAGATGATGTGATATCTTTAGCAGGTAGTGTACAGAAGAAAGCATTTAAAGGTAAGCAGCCAGAACTTGAAGACACTGTAATGAACCTTCCCTTTGGTAGGATAGGTGATGATCTTAAAAATGTATACATTACAAAGGAAGAAGGATTAAAACTTAAAGAGTTATTGACTGAAGATTTTATTGGTTCAAGTTTAACTACGAGAGATGATTTAATTGGTAGTTTATCTCGTGGTGTTATGAATGTCCAAGGTTTTACAAAGGCAGGTAAAACAATTTATAGTCCTTTGTCTCAACTAAGAAACATAGCTGGTGCAGTAGGTTATACAGCAGCTAGTGGTAATGTTAAAGGAGTAAAGGATGGACTAACAGCATGGAAGTCTATGTATAAGGGAGGAAAATCAGACAACGAATTACAACAATCTTTGATAAATGAATTTAAAGAAATGGGATTACAAGGATCAAGTATTGATCTTAACCAAACACTAAGAAGGTTTGGAGATATTAGTGAACGTATGGATGATGGTACATTTATAGAAAAATTTACTATAAGTGGTGGTGGTTCTGTCTTAGGTAAACCGGGAAGAGGAGTATCTAAGGCAGCAAGGAAAGCATACGGTGCTTCTGATGATGCTTTTAAATTTGGTGCTTATGTTAACGAAAGAAAAAAAGCTTCAGATGTATTTGATAACTATAGTCCTGAAGCACGACAGCAAAAACTAGCAGACTTTGAAAGAGAATATCAAATCACCCCCGGTACAGCTACTAAAGAAGATTATATAAAAGAAAAAGCTTCTATTAACACTGCTAACATTACTCCTATCTATAGTCGTATACCTCCTCTTTTAGAAAAGATGAGACAAGTACCTGTGCTAGGTACATTTACTGCTTATCCTGCCGAGCGTTTAAGAAATAGTTATAATGTTTTAAAGCTAGGTTCAGATGAAATGATTGAAGGCTTTGAAACAGGAAACAAGGTCTTACGTAATCAAGGTCTTAAACGTCTAGGTCAATGGTATGCAGCACAAGGGGCAATCTATACTGGTGCTTATGCAGCTAATGAAGCTGCAGGTAATTCAGAACTGTTAGAAAAAATGCGTAGTTCTTTACCTGATTGGGAGAAAGATGCTGCTCTTTTAATAACAGGAGAAGATAAAGATGGTAATCCTACTTATATAAATTTAAGTTATCTTAACCCTGATCAACAACTAGCTGATGCTATTATGCCTATAATGCTGAAGGCAGGTAGGGGTGAGGACGTAACAAAAGATTTAGATAAGTCTTTGTACAGAGCAGCTACAAATATTTTTAAACCTTATCTTAGTCCTTCTCTTGCAGTAGAAGCAGGTAAACCTATGTTTGATATAGTTAAGTCTGTAATATCAGGAGAAGGTCTACCGGATGATTCGATTCTTAAATTAGTTAAAACAGTAGAACCGGGATACACTAAGATGGTAAGAGACATGGCACAGGATGCTAACGTCTTTGAAAACTTTGGTGAGATGGGTACAGATGCAGAAAGATTTTTCTACCCTCAAACATTTGGTAATACAGGTGATGATGCAGAAGGATTCTTTGATCTATTAGAAAAGAATGGTTTATACTTTGGTACTAAAGAACAGGTCTTTGATCCTAAAAAAGTTATGGGTTATAGTTTAAATACTATTAACTCTAATGGGAAAGATATTGCTAATGACTTTAGAATTGATTTAAGAGAGCAGTTGTCTGACCCACGTACCTTATATACTCCTGAAAATATACTAAAAGATTATGATGAAGTTCTACAGCAGCAGTTTGTAGGGCAACAGAGTATGCATAAGCTGTTTAAAGATATGAAGGGAATTGTGGGAGACGCTAAACTACGAAAGTATCTACGATCTGTAGATTTACAAGGTGTAGTACCTTCTAAAAACTCAATAGGTTCTATCATTAGAGGTGATCTTAAACCTATCAGACAATCTCAAAATAGTAAGTTCTGGAAAGATAGAGAACGGCAACTAAGAGAAAAAACAGGTAACTCTTATGCACGAGAGTTAAGTAATCTTCGCCAAGATATGTCAAAGCTAGAACTTTTCTACATGAATAGTAATTTACTAGGTGATCCACCTGATGTAGTTATTGGAGAGGATTAATTATAAATGGAGATGGACGCACAGTTTCTATTTCAAGTAGGTGCTGTAGTAGCATCTCTCTCAGGCGCATGGGCGTTGGTACGTGCACAGGTAGCTGCGTTAAAGTCTACACAGAGAGAGATAAAAAAATATATAGATGAGTTAAATAGAGAACAAGATGTAGTAGAGAATAACGTAGCTGTTTTACGTAGTCAGATAGGGGTACTTACTTCTATCCTTTCTCCTGATAACTTAGCTAAAGAGTATAAACGTAAGGGAATGGTACATGCTCAAATAAGTAAGCTTCAAGAAGAAATGAAATCCATTCAGCACATGCATAATGGTAAACATCCCCCTATAGAAAAGGAGAATAATTATTCAGAATAATAAAAATAATCTGTTTGTTATATTTGTGTACTCAAAAATGTCACCTTATAGGGCAATGCCTCCATAAGCCTCTAGGAAGACCACACAGAAGAAGTGGTGTATTTTTGGGGTAAGGGTAGCCAAGCCTATCGTTAACCCTACTCATGGGTCTTTATATGGCTTCGATTTCTTCTTGTTCCTCCTCAAACCACTTACATTGTAAGAAAATCTTAGATGATCTTTCTTCACCTAGTATTTCTAAACTTCTAACTATCTCATCCTCTAGTTCTGCAATTGATTTAGGAACTTCGTCATCTTTAGATGTTCTGATCTTAGATAAAACTTCCAAAGCTTTAATTGCACTGTTCGTATGCCCATTATTCTTAGCATATGTATATTGATTTTCAATCTCAGTGATGACATCAATATTAGTTTCTAATTCTTTTTCTAACTCTTCAATTCTTTCCTGTATATCATTACGCTGTACTAGTCTATGACCTTGTGTATGTGCAGACACATCAGAGTAACCAGCAATCTTAGCTGACTCAGTAGCATTCCTATATAAGACGTATGCTTGACAGAACTTTTCTTGTTTAAGATTTAATTCTTTAGTCACAGAATTTTTCCCATGTTAGGTTATGACTTAATAGTTGTCTAGCAGTTTCGTTGGAGAGAGAGTCAGCATCGCTGATTAAAATTGGAAAGGACCAACTACAGAATGCCGCCTCTCCTCCAACGCTTCCGCAACTGCTTAGAAACATCATCATCAGAAAGCTTGTTAACTTTGTTTTCAATTTTGTTTCTTTCATTTGCATTGTCTACTGCTACTTCTAGTTCTTTCTTTTTTGCACTATCTTTACCTGCTTTAAAAGCAAATACTAAAGGAAGTATTTTTGTAAAGAAGTTAAATATAGGAGAAAGAATAGACCACATTACTTTTCTTTTACTACCTTAATCTCACCTTTAACCATTGGTACTTCTTCTACTACTACAGGTTTAGTACCTGTTTGTTTTGCCTTGCCAACAGTAAGACTGAGAAACTCTACTGCTTTATATATCTTTCCGAGCATAGTATCTGGATCAGGTGTACGAGTACCTGCAATAAAGATACTGGCAATAGTAATGATACCTGTAAGAGTAGAGACAATAACATCTAAGTTACTTGTGATATTTTCTAGCATGATAAGTTCCTTTTGTTAGGAGTTAAACGTACTGGAGTAGTGTTTTTTATTACCATGACGGGATGACAAATAAACTTCTTGTGCCAAGGTATTGTATTTAGCATAAAACTCTACGTTCATATCTATTTGAGGAGCATCAAACAATTGTTCACAGTCTTGTGCCATTGCTAACAATTCCCCGGTAGTCCAAAATTCTTTTTCGTTCATCTCTACCTTCATGTGCTTAACCTTACCATCAAATAGAGTTTCCTTTTGTTCTTTTTCAGAAATATCTGGAACAGAACAATCAAAACCAAAGAGATGAAAGTTTCTAAACCCAAAGATATGTAGCATACCTATTGCTCTCATGGCTGCACACGTACCGCCTGTAACAAAGGTTACATCATCAGGTATTTTAATTTGTTCTTCTTCAGGGTATTCTTCTTTATTATTTATTCTATTCTTAATAGCTTCTGAATAAGCGTGCCATCCATAGATATTAGATGTTCGTTTAATAATGTATTCAGTTACTGAAGGTTCGGTCATAGACGCAATAAAGAATTTAGTGCTAGGGTCTATGTTCTCAAACAAACTTTTACGTACAATACCGTGAGTACTTTCTCCTTCAATGGTACGAGGATCAAGTATAACACAACCCCAAGGTTTTATGCCAGCCTCTAATAGTTTAGGATAGCTGTGCTTAACACATACTATCTTACCATTAGTCTTTGCTTGTAGTTCTTTTAACTTATCAAAGTCAATAGACGAACCACCCGATACTATAATAGCATGTTCTGAATGTCCATAGTATTGTTGTACACTGTTCCAATTATCTATAAGTTTTAGATTAGCATTAATGTTATCTACAATATCATCTTTAGGTACACAGTCTTTAGGATGTACGATGATAGGGATACGTCGAAGTTCAATTGGAATATCTTTTAACTTTGAATTATTAAGAAGGACAGCAAGGTGTACTAACCCACCACCGGAAACCTTATCCTGAGAAGGCAGTACGTGCATACGCTTACCTTCCATCTCGTCACGAATAAGTTTATTAACGCCTACTTTTTCCTGAGATACTGTATGTCCATTCTCATCTTTAGAATAGAAGTCATCAAAGACAATGACAGGTACATGCTTTAGATTTTCGTAATCACTTTTAATAGTATCTTCACTATGACCACCATCAATAAAAGCAAAAGAAACTTTCTTTAATTCTTTCTTAGCTTTACTGAGTGTATCACGTGAGTTACCCTTATGTAACTTAAAAGTAAATGTTTTGTTGTCTTCCTTCATCTTGTCAGCAAATTCTGTAAGACGATTAAAGACTGCATCATAAGTGTTGTGTTGTTTTATATTTAGTTCAAGGCTATCTGTTTCTGCTGTAGCATCCTCAAATAAATCAAAGCCAATGTAGTGAAATTTATTTATGTTTTCAAAGGAAGCTAGTGCCATTTCAATTGCTCTACCTCCATTCCATGTACCAATCTCTACAATCTTCTTTGGTTTGTAGCATCGAACAAGTGTAGCAAGCTGTCCATAACGAGGAAGCACTACATCTTTAGAGAATCCTTGTTCAGACATTACTTCATTCTTACGATCACCCTTATAGTGCATCATAAACTTGCTCAAAGAAGACTGTTCAAAGACAGCCAATCCTTTAGCATCCGGTGTAAGGTTATGAACCTTCATACCATGTGCTGCATATATGTTAATGAAGCGGGTCATAATAAAGGCATCAGTCCATTCACGATAAGCTACAACTTCTCCAATGTCATAGCATCCTCGAATGTCTGCGAGAAAGTAGTGAGGCATTTGATAGTCAAGATTAAAAGCAATGAAGCCTGTCTCACTAAAGTCAATAGACGTTCTTCCAAGATGTACCAACTCTGAATCTTTAGGAAAAGACTCAAACAATATTTCTTCATTAAGCTTACTGTGTGTGATTACATCTGCATCCATCCAGATTAACCAACCACCTTTAATCTCATCTTCAGAAATTTCCATAAAGTAATCAGTCAAGGCGTATACTTTATGACACCACTTCAAAGCATCCATACGCCAGTTGTATTCCATCTGACCATTCTCTGTGCCATCATGGTGCTTCATACGCTCAAGGTAAGAAGTACGATCTTCTACTAAATCTAAATCCCTATACTCAATGACAGGAGACTTAGGAAACTCTGCAATTTGTTCATCACTACACGTATCATAGTAAGCTACCAGCTTTAGATCATCTTCCCAATGTTCTACTACTGACTCAAGCATACTCTTAGCATATCCGCTGTAGTTCTTTCCGCTGAAAGAGGTAACAAAATTAACCATATTTATTCTTGCCTTTCTTCTTGTTTCATCTCATAGCATAGTTCTTGCCATTCTTTAGCATATAAATTATCTATATCTCTCTTGCCTTCCCAGTTCCTAAAGAGTGGTCCTCCTGTAGTAAAGTGTACTGCTTTAGGCTGTATACTCTCAGAACTATGGCCATCTAACCAATTCCATTTCTCGTTCAAGCTTCCAATATTTTCTGACCAATAAAAGGAATGTAACCAAGCACCTGATTTAGTATTAACATCTGATACTGTTAGTTCATTTTCTATTTCAGGATGATCACAATTCCATAGAACAAAGCTTGACCAGTTCTTTCTAAAATAACTTTGTTGTAATTTACCATCCATCTTTTTCTTATCATTAGGTACATAGGTATGCTTCACACAAGAAACAGCATTAGTCTTAGTATTATTGTGAAAGACTTCCATGATATCTCCGCGAACAAACATATCACAGTCCATGAATAAAGCTTGACCATCTAAATGGTTTAGAAAAGGTACAAGAAATCTTGTAAAACTAAACTCAGTTGAAAAAGGTTTACGATCAAAGACATCTACTTCCTGTCCGTTATCTAGTACACCGTTCCTGTGGTACATACCCATACGTCTTAGCTTATCTTGTTTAATAGGTACTATATTAATAGGTTCAGAAGAATATTTCTTAATAGAATATTCTAGTACCCTATAGTATAGGTCTTCTTTAGGATCATATCCAATATATATTGTAGGTAATCTACTCATTGTACCTTTCTCTATTCCAAAGTTATTTAATTACAAATCACATCTTACTATAAGATACAAGTCTTGTCAAGAAAATTATTGAAAAGGTTCACCTCTAAACCAACAGACTAAAGAACATCGCTCTCCTTCTTTTACTTTAGTAACACGATGGAACATGAAGGACGGAAATACCGTTATACTTCCTATCCTACGCATGTCTTTTAGAGTAGAGAATTTCTTACTGTCTTGTGGATGTACCCAATCTTGTATCTGAAAATCTCCTCCTTTAAAATTATCATCAAGAGTTACACTCATAGAAAGTTTTCTTACATATGTATCAGATACAGTCTCTACCCCGGTATCCATATGCCAATTATAGAATTGACCTTTACCATAAAAGGAAACTTGAGGTGTCTCGTAACAATTAATATTAAAGTTCCAACCAGCTTCTTGATTAGCTTTCTCTGCATACAGTTGTAATATGCTGGTCAGTTCAGGATTTTCTAACCATGCAATCCTGTTGTTTCTAACCTCTTTCATTTTAATATCGTTGCCTTCTTTATAAACTTTAGCCTCATCCTTATCTAATTCTTTCCCAATGTTAGCTAAACCTTTACAAAGTTCTTTAGGTAACTCGTCTTTATAAGAACAATAAGTATGCATTAAACTCCGCAGCTGCCTCCGTGTCCTGTGATGTCACAAATATCATGTGTCTCTAGTCCTTCTTCAAACTCTTCTCCTAACTTAGCAACAGCTTCCTTGTAAGGTACAGTTGTTAATGGCTGCCCACCTCGACATGAGTCAGGGTATACAGTAAAGCCACGTAAGCGGTGTGCGTAAGAGGCAAGAGTGTTAGTAAAATCATCAACAGTATCTTCATTGTTTAGCTTACTGCCCCATGATGGTAGATTAATAGTAGAAGAGATGGACATATCTACATAGTCTTGTACGTCAGCTTGAAACTTCATGCGTCTTTTATAATCTTCTGCAAGATCAAGAGCAGACTCAATGTCATCTGGCTTAGTATCGTATAGGTCAATTAATTCTTGTGCTGCACTGTCTACTACATACTGATAGTGCCAACGTGTACCACCTTTTAAATACCTACGCTTGTAGGCTACAGCATATATAGGTTCTACCCCTGTGCTTGTTCCAGCAAGGATGCCAATGCTTCCTGTAGGTGCAATAGCACGATTAGCTACTGGCCTACTAACTTCCATTTCATCAGCAGTCTTCCTAGAAATATCATCACTCACTCCCTTATAAACTCCAAGCCATTGATGCAGTTCATCAGTTACTTCATAACTAGACCCACGCTTGATAAGCCACTCGTGCATACCCATTAAACCAAGACCTAGCCTACGATTTTTATTACGTACATCGTACACTTTCTGATAGGGAAGCTTTGCCTTGAGTGTACCACACATAAGAAACTTTGTAGCTAGTGCTACTATATCTTTAAATTCTTTTATTGTATCTACTCTGCCAAGGTTAACCGACCCTAAATTACATACGTCTGAATCTGATTCGGATGTTACTTCTGTACAAGCGTTACGAAGTGTTTCATTTTCTTTATCAAAGAAGTTAAAACTAAACCCCGGTTCAGCGGTCTGTAAGGCTTGGCGGGTATTCTGCTTAAAAGTATTCCCCACATCTCCTGTCTCCCAATAGTTTAATAGCCATTCAGTATCGTAGTTTACACTAATATTTGTCATATCCATTGGTGCAACAAAGTTAAAGTCTTGTTCCTTAACCTGACCAATAGTAAAACCTGTGCTACCAACAGGCATCTCATACCAGTTTTTACTGGTAAGAAACTTATCAATGTCGGCATGTTTCCAATTAAGACTAGCATAGATAGCAGACCTACGGCTACCCCCTTGCATAACCCTTCGACCAATTTCATTTATCATTAGCATCTTTGGTATAGGTCCAGAAGATAAACCACCAGTACCTGATAGTACTCTGCCTTCTTCCCGGTACACAGAGTAGTCAATACCTATACCACCACCTGTCATCAGACATGATTCTGATTTCCATGAGATGTTTGCCCAATCCTCACGTGTATCTTCTTCTGCTTTAAGCAGGTAACAGTTATTAAAAAACTTGTTAGGTCTTCCAGCATAATAGAGATAGCGACCACCTGGTATAAATTTTAAATCAGTGATGTATTCTTTTAGCTGATCTATCTCATCTTGTTTTAACTCAGGAGAACAAACATCTTCTACCAGTACAGAAGCTAGGCTTGCCCATGTCTCACAACCATGATGTGCATACTTATGTTTGAAAATATCTTCACTAAACTTAGAACGAAACATTGGGTTTTCATTAGATCGGAAAGTAGGCATGAGTATTATTCTCCCTTCGTTACATGATCGTGTACGTAAAGCATGATTATTGCATAGTGTATAATTTTTAACAAGTCCTTTCTATTCTTTCCTTCTTTATTCCCATACCTCTTCCAGTACTTGAGGATATTTCCCATAACAAAACCTTCACCATGTCCACTATCTAGTATAATATCTGTGGCTTGGTACTTACCTTGAGCATAGTGCTGCTTGTAAGTAGACGATACGTACTCATGTATCTCGTCAACATACTCTCCTTCATCAAATTTAAACGTAGGTAAGCTGGCATATAGCTGGGCAATCTCTGTATCTCTATCCATTATATTTCTCCTAGTCGAATGTAAGGACAGCATTAATTCTTTTCCTAACATAATTTATTTCTTTAGACTTGAGTACCTTATATGCAAAGGTACGTGCATAGTCAGGATCAACTCCTGCTACATCACATACAGTATGGAAATCTTCAGCAGTCACACCCACCGAGGCAAAGAACCATGCCTTGGCATTGTTACGAGAGACTATAGACTCATTAGATTCTTTGCTGTGTTCTGGTTTAGTAGCATCTAACATAGCTTGTAGCAAGACACTAAGAAATAGTAGTTGTTGAGGAGGTGCTTTTTGATTTCCTACTAACTTTTCTATTTCCACTACTAGGTTTTCTTTGTTGCTCATCTAACCAGCTGTCAGGTAAACCGTCAGATAGTTTACAGTATAAGAAATTGTGTTTGTTGCACCAATCTGCATAGGTTGTCTTGCTCCTTTTATATAGTTTACTCGCTGGCCTATCAAATACAAAACGTACATCAAGATCAGGATTAGATTTTCTTAGGAATAAATGTTTCTTTCTATCTTCTAAAGTGAACCTCCCTTTAACTTCTAATACTATCCCAGAGGGCAGTACAAAATCAGGAAGATATCTTTTAGATTCAATCCACATATACGGAATGTAATGTGGTTCAAACTCATACTTAACTTTCAAGTCTTTTAGATAACCTGCCGTAGTTCTCTCACTACCTGATCTATATCTCTCAACCATAAATTTCTTCTACATCAGGTGTACGTGCTACGTGTGTAAGAAATTTTGAACTGTTTGCATACTTGAACTGACGCAATCCTTTACCATCATTAGAACTAGACCAACAGTCATGCTTATGCTCACAAAAAGTACAGCCAACAGCGAGACGCATATTGCCAGACTTACCGTCAGGGATATCATCATAACATCTATCAGGTAGGATGGGCGACTGCACCATCTTTTTAAGATGTTTGATTCTTTCTTCTGCATTTATCATCTCCATATGATGGACAGGGCAATAAGTTATCTCTCCACTAGATTTATCTATCACTATAAACCCTGCCTCTTTTACGTTATTAGCATGTGCATAAGCAGAAAGCTGTGCAATATATCCAAAAGGATCATCAGTAAATATAGCACCTTCCTTAAACTTTTTAAAGGAGAAACTAGAAGCACTCTTAAAATCTACAAGAACATCATCTACTCTTGCATCTTGATGACCTACTATACCATCTATCTTTAATTCTTTTTGCTGATCTGTTACAGCATGTCCCGCAGTCTTACACAAGAATACCAGAAGGCTTTCAAGGATATGACCATATAAGAATTTTATGTAGTCGTTTCCTTTCAAGCCTTCTTCTGTACCCTCTCCTTCTTTATTTAAATTGTACCAAATCTTTCTATCAGGATGACCAATAAGAGATAGCCTTAGTGTCTTCTTTCTCTTATGGTTTTCTTTAATAGCAGAGGAAACAGAATGAATAATCTCTTGTGAGAGAATAGCCAAATCATCTGGTGATACATCTACTTCTTCTTCTGAAGTGAAGAGTGAGTATATATCTTCTACCAGCGTGTCTATTTTTTTATTATCCATTCTGTTTATCCTTAGTTAAACTTCATTCAAACGATAACGTGTATACTCTTCACCATCCAAAGCCTTTGCTGTGATCGTATCAATATCATAGCCTCGCTTACGAAGCGATGAGATAGAAGCTGTAAGATTCTCTGCCCATCCACGTTGGATAGCAGTCTTACGAGTAACACGCATTCGTTTCTGCAACGCACGTAGAACTTTTTGATCAGTAGTCAATATACTTATTCCTTTTCAAGTTGATACTCAAACATCTCGTCAATTAGATCATAGAAAGAATACTGTCTTTCCCATCCTAGTTCTTTTTCTGCCTTAGTAGGATCACCCAACAATAAATCAACTTCTGTTGGTCGATAAAACTCAGAACTACAATTCACTAGAATACCTTTATACTCTGAATTTTCTTTAGTGTCAAACCCTATTTCATTTACACCTTTCTCTTCCCATTGTAATTGAACACCAAGATATTTATTAAAACCATACTCAATCAATTCTTTTATTGAGTGCGTCTTACCTGTAGCAAGAACGTAATCTTCTGGTTTGTCTTGCTGCATCATAAGCCACATACCTTTTACATAGTCAGCAGCATGTCCCCAATCTCGTTTAGAATTAAGATTACCTACAGTAAGGCAATCTTTTCTGCCTAACATAATATCTATTACACCCTTAACAATTTTTTGTGTAACAAAATTATCTCCTCTCAATGGAGACTCATGGTTAAAAAGAATACCATTGCAAGCATACATCCCATAAGCTTCTCGATAATTCTTTACCATCCAGTAGCTATACTGTTTAGCTACACCGTAAGGACTACGTGGATAGAAGGGTGTAGTCTCTGTCTGTGGTACTTCTTGTACCTTACCGTACAGTTCAGACGTAGAAGCCTGATAGAATTTACAAGTGTCTACTATACCTAAAGTTCTGATACACTCCAGCAGTCGAGTAGTTCCTAGACCATCTACATCTCCTGTATACTCTGGTATATCAAATGATATTCTTACATCTGACTGTGCAGCAAGGTTATATATCTCATCAGGTTTAGTATCTTTAATAATCTTTAACAAACCTGACGTATCAGTTAAATCTCCATAAGATGTATGGAAATTTGAATCACTACTTATGTTTTTTATCCTAGATAAATTATCTACAGATGATCTGCGGATAATAGAGTGGACTTTGTAATCTTGTTCCAAAAGAAATTCAGTAAGATAGAAACCATCTTGGCCTGATCCTCCTGTAATTAAAGCAGTCTTCATTACTTACCTTCGTCAGTAGGTTTAGTGAATTTAAAATAAACATACCTCTTAGTACCGCTATCATCTTTAAGTACAAAGGCTTTTGACTTTTCTTTAGGCCATTCAGTTCGACCTATATATTCCAAACTGTTTCCTTGTTTTACTTCTTCATAAGCTTTGCTAACAAACCCATCATCTACATCTGTAATAAGGTAAGTAGTAAAGACAAATATCAATCCTAATCCAATCAGCATCTTACTCTCCTAGTTAACTGTTTAACTAAAATGACAGTCCCTCTCCACACCTGTCAAAAATTCTGCCCATGGTCTTATCAATAAAGTATTCGATAAGATTAGCAGACCCTAGTATACTACCTTAGAACGGCACCTCATTTTCTACTGAAGCACTTTCTTTCTGAACTGTATAGCCGCCATCGACAGCATCGAAGTTAGACCCATCTCCTCCAAAGGCTACCAGATCAACCACTTGTACTCCCATCAGGTCTGTAGCTACTCCACTCTTACCGGCATAGGTCCAGTCATAGGTAGTGAACTTAACATTAACTAAACTACCATTACCTACAAGACTTCCATCCCAACTATTGTTTTGAGAATCTTTAATAACAGGCGAAGGACGTTCTGATCCATCCTTTTTAAGAACCTTACGCTTAATCTTTACAAAGTCTCCACGATCATCGCCTTTGTTCTGAACAACAAGACCAAGACCTTCTACTGTAGACTTGGTGTCTTCATCAAGACAGACATCTACACACCACACAGGTTCAAAGGTTGTGTTCGGTGAGGTGATGCTTGCCCAGTATGCTTTACCAGAAATAATATTTACGTCCATCTTATATTCTCCTTTGGTTGTGCCACGCTGATGTGGCTTGATAATTTATTTTGGTACTCTATACTAACACCCATTAAGTGTCAATAACTTTCTTTACTTTTTTTCTCTTTCTATATTTTAAACGCTCTACTGCTTCCGCATAGCTATACAATTCATCTTGAGTAGCTACGTAAGCTGCTCGTCTTAGCTTACCACCTGCTCTACCGAATCTTTCTTCTTTAGCTAACTCATCGGCAAGCATGAATCCTTTAAGTTGAAACGTGTCATCTCCTTTCTTAAC